ATCACCATACTCCTTCAGCCCATTGCAACTTCTTGGGAATGCGATCTTCTCTGGTGGAAGGCTCTTAAAAACATTCCTAAAGGTCGAAACAAACTCATGCACATGATGCTCGTCCTTATTCATAACGATTGAGATGGCTTCCTTGAGGGCATTGCGAACAACCTCTGGTGTGGAAGAACGCGCAGTCTCAATACCCATGATCTTGAGTTCGGGAACCTTTAGGTAAACATTCTCTTCGCCCATGCGAACATTTAGCATGTATCGCTTCTTTGCAGTCCAAATTCCCGATGAAGCAATCGACTCTCGCTTCATACGCATCTTGTTCTCATACGCATTTGTGTATTCAGCAAGACGATCATAAGACTTATTGATGACCTTCTGAATTGCCTCATTGGATGCCTTGTCAATGAACTGCGTGATCTTCTGTTCGTCCTTCTCGTTTGGCATTACCTTGGACACAAGCGGACCAAGATTTAGATAGACGGAGTCTGTGTCGATTGCAATCACATAATCGACATCTTCTGTGCCGTTTGCCTTGTTGAGATACTGATTCAGATCTTTTTCGACCCACTGCACCGACAACTGCCCCGACAGCGTGATTGCCTCAGCAATCGCCTCATCATAGTACCGAAACCATTCGTTTCCAATGGCACCGAAGGCGGAATTGAGTTGAATCTTGCGAACGAGTTGGAAGTTGTGGTACTTCGATATGGAGAGTCGTAGACTCTCTCTGCATTCCTCAGACGCATCCACAGGAAGTCGTTTGAGAGAAGCCTTTGCGTCGAGCATGAGATTTTTATAGTTCTTCCGCTCCTCGTACATTCTCCCCATGAGTTCAGGAAGAAATCCCCGAACATCCCTTCGATAAGTCGTACCATTGGCAGCAAGACAGACTCCTCTGCGGACGGCTTTCTCTCGCTCTGATATGGCAAGAGGCGAACCCTTGATGAAGGAATCGGGCGTAACCATCCTTCGAATCCCGTCTGCCGTCTTAGTCTCGGGAGATAAGTTGTACTGCATGATGAGATGGGGATATAGTGAGTCGAGGTCGAACGAGACAACCCATTTATGCTGTCCAACTTGCGGATCTTTGACATACGCACCTTCAAATGACGCATCTTTCTTTCCTTTCTTCTTCGGGGGAATGACTATGTTCTTGCCATGCAAATGGTGATAAATGATCTGTTCCCACGTTCTGACCTGTGAGAAAACATCATTGAGATTCACCTTTGCAGAGTAAGCCAACGAGACTGCAAGTTCAAGAAGCCTGAGTTTTGCCTCAAGTTTCTGAACAAGAATTGTATCCTGAATGTTGTATTGAACGAACTTGGTGAAATCGTTCTTGTAGAAATCAGAGAAGTTGTCGTACTCTACATACGCAACCTTCGTCTCTCCAAGTTCAACAGAGGTGATGTGACCCAACTTGTAGGACTCTCGCGTCACATAGGTGAACTTCTTGTAGAGATCAAAGTAGTCGAGCGTGTTGATGCCCACGATCTCATAAGAAATACTTTCCTTACCCATGATCTCAACTTTGCGCTCCTTGAGTTTGCCCCAAGGAGAAAACTTCTTGGCAAACTTCTCACCAAACAGACGAGTCATTCTGTTCACGAGATATGGAATGTCGAAGAACTGAACATTCCATCCTGTGATGATGTCAATTCCAAGAGTCTGCCATGTGAGCATGAAGTCACCAAGCATCTGCTCTTCGTTGTCATACACATTCACATGGAAATCTGTCGGCATCTTCGTAAGATCGACACTCCCCAATGCGTAGGTGTACTTTTTCTCGCCAACGATCAGCGTGATGACATTGATGCGCTCGTTTGCAGTATCGATGTTGGGAAAGCCTTCTTCCGACTCAGTTTCGATGTCGAGGTAGGCAATCCGCATCAATTGCATGTCATAGTTGATCTCGGACTTGTATTCATCACCGATGAATTGATAGAGATAGTCTGTGTTCCCGTAGATGGGATATGCATGGACATCCCTGTACTTCTCCACAAACTCCCGTGCTGAGTCGATGTCATCGAATACTATAGGCTCAACACTCTTGCCATCAAGCGTGTGCCATGCAGACCCCTTCTTTCCTAATACAAACAGGGTTGGTTGAAAAGACTGCTCCTCGGCAAAGGGAACCCCATTCTCATAGCCGCGATGCAGAATGCGATTGCCGCGAATGGCAACATTCGTGTAGAACTTCTTCATAGAGGTAAGTATATCTCATTGCATCAGAGATGCAAGAGTTGATGGGATCTCTTCTTTGATTCTGTTCTCTGCCAACTGAATGTATTCGGGATTCAGTTCAGTTCCCACAAAGTTTCTTTTATTTTCAAGTGCAACAACAGCAGTGGTTCCCGATCCTGTGAACGGGTCAAGCACCGTGCCACCTTCAGGACATCCTGCAAGAATGCAAGGAAGAATAAGATTCTTTGGATATACCGCAAAGTGCGCTCCCTTGTATCCCTTGGTATTGACCGTCCAAACGGAACGCTTATTCTTCATGGGATTTTCTTCCCACTCCTTACCCTTCAGACCATGATGCTTCAACTTTGGATCAGTTGTCCCATCACGCATTTCAGAACGGTCGCGAGTTCCCCAATTCTGTGCTGGTTCCTTGATTGCCTCATGGTCATAGTAGTAATGAGACTTCTTGGAGAGAAGGAATATGTACTCATGAGACTTTGTACAACGGTCTGCCACAGACTCAGGCATAGGATTTGGCTTTGACCAAATGATATCCTGACGCAGCCACCAACCATCCGCTTGCAGGGCAAATGCAACTCTCCAAGGAATACCAATGAGATCCTTGTGCTTCAGACCCTTCTGCTCCCTGCGATTTCCAGGAATGAATGTAGGCATATCCCTCTGCCCACCAATTGATTGTGGTGGAGGAGCGACATTCTTCTGTGCCATGTATGAATCACCAAGATTCAACCATAGAGTGCCATCAGGACGCAAACAGCGGCGAACTTCACGGAATACATCAACGAGTGCTTGAACATACTCGTTGACTTCCTGCTCTGATCCAATCTCTCCCTCACCACCTCCGTAGTCACGAAGTCCGAAGTACGGAGGTGAGGTAACGCAAGTATGAACAGAATCTGCATCAATTTGCTTGAGTGCTTCACGACAATCACCTTGTATGATCTTGTAGTTCATATTCAGTAGCCTTTGCCACGAACGAAATAGTTTTCCTCAAAAGATGTGAAACCAAAGCATTCCCGTGCATAGTCGAGAATGATCTTCTTATCAAAGTTGTTGCAAGAATAGACATCCAGCGTGATGAAGTGGGTGGGTTCGATTGAGTGGATTTGAATACCACTTTCAATCAGAGGAACCCACCCACTTACACCAGCCTTTGCTGGATAGAGTTCCCTGCCAAGGTGAGTTGGTCCATGAATGACGATTGGTTGGCTCATTCGGGTCATCCCGATCTTATCAACCACTCGTTCTAAAAATCTGTATGTAAGTTCCATGTCATCTGCAACACCATCCTTGCAGTTGTACATGTCTAGGTAGTATGAATATCCGAATGCCATTTACTCGCGCTCCACCATGTAGATGTGTTCCTGATGAATGAGGTCGAACTCCTTGAAGTGATTTCCTCTGACTTTGGTGATATCCCAAAGAGCCTTGTCGCCAACCTTGATGTCTTCGGTGACACCATCACCAACAGCAACAACTCTTGACCAAACCAACCGCGAGTTCACCTTCTCTGTGTAGATGATACCAGCCTCAGTAGTCTTTTGACCACCAAACTCTGCCTTCAGAGCAACAAACTTTCCAACGGGACGAAAACCATTCATGAGAGTTCCCTTGTAGTGCAGTTGAACAGAGAGTCTCCGTATTGTACCTTGAGTCTCTTCTCCTGACGATATGCAGAGAGGAGAACAATATAGTTGATGACATCAACCATTGTGTCCTCAAACGATTCATCCTTTACATGTTGCTTGCCCGATGCAAGAATGGAAGACAAGCGACTCATCTTGTCTGTGAGACGAACCATGAAACCCTGTTCCGTAGAACAGATGCCCATTGCCTCAACTCGGGTGAAGTTTGCGAATGGCTCCTTGCCATCATTGCCAGCATAGTCTCGGTTCTTCTTGTCCATGAGTTCCCGTGCTTGCTTGCAGAGAACTTCGTGGTGCTTCAACAGTTCTTCGCGTGTCATGTCACCTCCGTACATTATTTAACTCCTGTGCTTCCAAACCCACCATCTCTTGAGGTCTTCTTGCTAGGTCTTTCACCACATTCAACGAGAATGTAGTCAAGGTTACAAACCATTTCTGCCTGAGCAATACGCATTCCATGCTCAATCGTGATCCTCGACAAGGAGTCGTTCTTGAGCATGACGAAGCATTCCTCCACATAGTCTGCATCGATTATACCTTCTGCATTCTGTGTGACAAGCCCATTCTTAAAAGAAAGACCAGATCGTGGGTGAACACGAACAGAATGATTTTCAGGGATATCGAATATTAATCCTGTGGGGATAAGAACACGAAACTCTGCTGGAATTTCAACTTTATCTGTGCAATAAAGTTCCATAGGCTCATTCATACGAGTATAAGCCTTTACCTTTTCCACCCCCATGAGACAGGCAGTCAGATCAAAACATGCAGATTGCTCAGTCGCAAAAGATGGAACGATAGCGTTCGGGTTCACTTTGAACACTTTCAGCATAATATAAATCTCCCTTGTTTATCGTCGGGTTTTGAACTTTTTCTTGTTCTTATTGCGATCAAGGAGCATTTCAAGTCGCTTGCGCTTTGCCACTTCGTCTTCTTGCTGCTTTAGCATAGTTTCTGTAGGGCTTGGTACTGCGACTGGCTTTTGTCCTTCCATATCTCGCATGGCTTGAAGAACACCACCCATCTCTTGCATCTTGACCTTGTAGTTTGCAAGATTTGCTTCCATACGAGGACGCTCTTCATTGGGGAATGATGGATTCTTCAACAAGGATTCACATGCAGCAATACCTTCATCATACTTGTGGAGATAGAAAGAAGTTGCTGCAATTTCATCATCACATTGCCAACGATAGACATCCTCATCGATGAACAGAATATCAAACTTCGGATAAGGCATTGTCTTTGCCATAGACGCATAGAGATATGCAAGCCTTGGTTGATTCACCAATCGATACATCTTTGCAATTTGGTAGAGGGGTTCTGCGCGAATGGGGCGATAGTTCCATGCCATGAGGAACTTCTCCTTGATCTCACCAAATGTCTTGTTGGTGATTGCCGCAATCATTGCAATGCGGTAAAGAGAATAGAAGACTTCTTCTTCCCAACCACCCATCTCTACACGCTTACGATATGCTTCATCAGACTTTTCCCACTGCTGAGAATCAAAGTATGATTGTGCAAGGTAGAACTGATGTCGAGTATTCGTTGGATCCTCAAGCATTGCCTTCTCAAGGACTTCGGCATCTCTACTATACTTCTCAATAGGGGAGATACCAACATTTCTCGCTCCACCCATGGTACGAGCGCAGATGTTGTAGTTACCTTCCAACTTGATTATCTTTGGATTCGGCTTTTCACACGCCGCATATTCGTGCAGAACGCCTTTGTACTCCCATTTGGAATCCAACTTGAATACTTGGTTGCGCCACCAGAAGAACGATCCTCGCTTGATACGAAGAGCATAACTATCGATCTCTGTTGTGGGCGGAAGAACTAGTTCACCCTCAAGGTAATCGTCTGCATCGATCACCCATGCGTAGTCTGCTTTTCCTTCAGCAGCCTTGAACGCAAGTGTTCTATTATGACCAAAGTCCTTCCATTCGTGGTCATGAATCTCACCAGGAATACCCTTCTCCTTGAAGAAGTTGGTGATGATCTCCTTGGTATTGTCAGTGGAACCTGTGTCGCAAATGACCCAATAGTCAATGTACTTGTATACTGAGTTGAGGCACTCAAGTATGATATGCGACTCGTTTTTCACAATCATGCACAGCGTAAGCGTGGGCTTCATAATAAAGACTCCTAGATGTTTAGTTCTTCTTACTATCGTCTAATATATATGACCATCTACTACGAGCCATATCAGAATACTTATTTCTTATAGCATCAGTAATAATTGTAGTGTCCCAATTCTTTTTGTGCGCCTCTGCGATTTTTTTCTTTGTTTCTTCTGAACGAGGCTTTCCCTTTTTTGCTTGAGATATTTTGGCTTTCCACTCGGCATTAAATACTCTACCTTTATGGGCAGCAGACATCAGCAATCTGGTATGCTCATCTGGAACATTTCCGATGGCACCCTCACCACCATAAGTAAGATTGTATCCCCCAAAACCAACATAGGTTTGATGCAACCAAATATAATGATGTTCCATATAGTTCTTTGTATGATTTACATCTTCACTTTCATATAAAGTTTCTATTGAAAAATCCGACACTCCATATTTTCGAATTGCCCGATGAAGTGCAGTCGTACTCCCATTTTCTGCATCATATTTGTGTTTTGACCATCTGCTATTGATGGAAGAAGATGTAAATCCCACATAAACTGGAGTATTATTTTTGGTGATAAGATAGATATATGCTGTCATAGGAATATCCTTTCTTCCTGTGTCCGTGCCTCTGGGTGTTACAGCACCGCAGAGGTTTTCTACATCTATTTATCTATTTTCTTTTTCCAATATGGTACTTTGGCACCAGTTCCCAGTTCTGTTTATCTTTATGCGGGATTATTTTCATCTGAGCAAGAGAAACAATCGGATCCCCCGCCTTCTTCTTGTCAACTATGTCAACAAGACCCCATTCCTCAAGGAGATTTGCGATTGTGTTCCTGCGACCGATGTCTGTATCATCAATGTCCGTAGGTAGACCATCAAGGGCAAATAGTTCCTTAAAATGTACTATGTAGAACTTGCCACGTTTGTGTAGTATATGGCAACTCTGATACAACTTGTTTTCTTTCTTAGAGGAAACTCCTATTCTCGTAAGAGTTTCCCGCACCTTAAGAAAGTCGTCGTCTGCTTTCAATGTCACCTCAAGCAAATCTTCTGCCTTGAGGCTTAATGTCCTTTTTTCCATATCGACCTCGCCAATCAATCAAACATTTGCGAATATCGATAATATTTAGCATTTCAAACTCCTCCACGCATCTCAGATTCCCGCTTGACGATTTTGGCAATGGTCTTCTTGTCCAAGGTTGCCTTGATCTCTTCTGCCTTACGCACAGAACACCCGAAGATATCCACGATCTTCTGTGTGACCTCAGCATCTTCCTTCTTTGCCCATTTCCCAACCCGCTTGCGCGGTCTGATGCTGTGGAGCAAAAACTCATACTGCATCTGCTTGTCGAGATGACCACGCATATTCATCTCATTTGAGTGCATTATGCTGTCTGGAAATTGTGAAAGACCTCTATTCATGAGATAGGGGGCATACTCAGATGCCCCTCTACCTTCCTCACGAATAAGATTCTTCTTGGTGAGATTGATACTGTTTAGAAAGTCAAATGGTGAATCATTCATTTCTTGAACTCACAAGAAACCATCAGTTCGCTGAGGCAAGCCATCGTATTAATTTCTTGATCTGCGACAAAGGCAGACTTGTATTGGTAATCTGCAAGGGTGAGGATAGCCTGAGGAATAGACTGAGGCTCAAGGATTTCATAGATCGAATCATAGATGCTGCGAAACAATCCGACATGGTCGTTGTCAATGTTACTGGCAACCCACTTTCGAATGGAACCAAACTCCTTCTTCTTCATGTATCCGACTAGGTCATTTACCTTATCCGTGGCAGTAGTGCCAAGAATACCAACGTCAATCTTACCACCAAGGGCATACTTCTGAAGATCATTGA